TACTATGAGACTGTACAGTTTACGTTCTTACAAGAAACTCTTGACGAACTTAACTGTAAGAACAAAGATGATCTTCTTCTGAAAATTCAGAACCAAGACATTGATGCTTGGGATCATTCAGAAGAACATCACTGGGATTCTCATGACAGTGAAATAAAAGAAATCTATTGGCAGGATGCTAAGCATGTTTGATGAACCTACACCCGATCAGTGGTTAGATATTAATATGCAACATGACTTTGCTAGAGAAATGCAATGGCTTGCTGAAGAAGCTGAAGGTCGTTATGAAGTAAAAGAAGAAGCTGATCATCTTAATGAATGGTTTCGACAGAACCCTGATGGAGAATAACAATGAGCGTAAATAAATCAATTATCGACTGGCTGGAAAAACAAGAGCATGCCGTTGCAATCTGCGTGGTCTGGACGAAAGAGGACGCTGACAAGTACCAGACAGATCGAGAGCTGGAACCGCTTACCGATGATCAATGGGATTCGGTGGTGCGTCGTCTTGAGGACGGTGGTCTTTCTGAATATGATTGGGAAAATCTTAACTCTTGTATTGAATGGGTGACGGAATGAGTCTTGAGATTACAGTTCTTGGTAATAAGGTAGAAGAGAAAACTGCATGTCCAAAGTGTGTGGCAAATGGTGGCGACACATCGGGAGACAATCTTGCCGTGTACAATGATGGTCACAAGTATTGCTTTGCTTGTGGCTATTATGAAAAAGGAGATAAGTCTTACATGACAGAAGTTAAAGATGAGAATGTGCAAGCAGAGTTCACTGCATACACAGGTAAAGCTGAAGCACTTCCTCATAGACGTATTAATCTAGAAGCGGTTAAGAAGTTTGGCTATCAAACATCTAGCACTATGGATCGTCACATTGAGATTGAAAACTATTTTGGTTTCGATGGTATGCTTCAAGCACAGAAGATTCGTAATGTTAAGAGCAAAGACTTTCACTGGGTTGGTAATACAAAGAATGTTCAACTGTATGGTCAACACTTGTGGGAGAAAGGTGGTCCTCGTATCCTTGTAACTGAGGGTGCTATTGATGCACTCACTATGTCTCAAATGTTTGATAACAAGTATCCTGTTGTATCTATTCCAAGTGGTACACAAGGTGCAGTTAAGAGTGTCAAAGAAAACTATGAGTTCCTTGCATCCTTTGAAACAATTGTTATCTGCTTTGACATGGATGATCCCGGTAAGAAAGCAGCTCGTGAGGTTGCAGAGATCTTGCCTCCCGGTAAGGTTAAGATTATGGAGCTTCCTCGTAAAGATCCAAATGAAATGCTAATGGCTAACGAGGGCAAGCAGCTTATGCAATCCTATTGGAATGCTAAGACTCATAGCCCTGACAGCATCTTGCATGTGTCTCAGGTAACTGGTGACAACAACACTCCTGCTGCATTGTACGAGTTCCCTTGGGAGTCTCTTACTAACTTCATGGTTGGTCAAGATGCAGGTCGTTTGTATCTCTGGACTTCAGCTACTGGTCACGGTAAGTCCTCTATCATTCGTGAGATTCTGATTCATCACTTGGAGACTGGCAACCCAACTGGTTGTATCTTCTTGGAAGAATCACCTGAGTCTACGGTTGATGACTTGATCTCTCTCAAGCTTGCTAAGCCTGTTCGTAAGATCATGGGTCAACGTCAACTTAATAATCTTCGTAAACAATTTAACAAAGATACTGTTGACTTGGGTGTTGCTGATAACCTGACAGACCAAGAGTATACTGCTGCTAAGAAAGAGGTTGGAGAGTATCCATTATATATTTATGATCACATCGGCAATGCAAACATTGAGAATGTCATGTCACGTTTGGAATACATGGCTGTTGGTTTGGGATGTAAAGTTCTTATTGTTGATCACATTACTCTACTAGGTAACATGCTGTTGTCTCAACAAGACAACTATGGTAACTCAGAGAGATTGATTCTTGATGATGTTATGAAACAACTCCGTGCTCTTGTTGAGCGTACTGGTTGTATTGTTCATGTCATCTCACATATCAAGAAGACAGATAAGAATGTTGATGAAGGTGATCGTATTAACTTGAACGATCTAAGAGGCTCTGGTTCTCTTGCACAGATCGCTGATTATGTCTTTGCACTTGAGCGGAACAGGCAACACACTGATCCTAACATCGCAAACACTACTTGTATTCGTGTTCTAAAGAATCGTAAGACAGGTCAATGCGGTCTAGGTACTGCTCTGTATTACAACAAACAAACTAGTAGACTTCAAGAGATTGAGTTTACTCAAACCCCTGAAGGTGAGGTTCTTTACAACTATGCAAGTATTGGCATTTGATATTGAGGGTAATGGACTTAATGAAGTAACAATCAACAAGAAAGGTCACTGTATTCCAGAAGCAACACGCATCTGGTGTGCTGCTACTTGTGATGTAGAAACGGGACATACCGTAAGATACCATGAGTGGGAACTAGAAAAGTTTGTTAAAGCTTTGGAAACAGCTGACATCATTGTTGGTCACAACGTCTTTGGCTACGATATTCCCTTGATCAAGAGATTGGTCAGGGATTTCGTACCAAAGTGTGTACACGATACACTTGTTATCTCTCGCATGATGTGGCCCGATAAGCCTATGCTTCCGAGTCAATCGCATTCTCTCAAAGCTTGGGGTCAACTCCTTGGTGAATACAAGGATGATTACTCAGGTGGGTTTGATGAATACAACGATGAGATGCTTGACTACTGCGTTCAAGATACCGTAGTTACGGCTGAGGTATACAAATATCAGGAAGACTTTAGAAAGAAGAATGCTCTTGCCATGTCTATGGAATTTAAAGTTGCTGATATTATTTCTCGGCAAGTAGAAAACGGTTTTGGATTTGATCTTGAGTCTGCCCAAGAGCTGGAGAAGCAGCTTCTTATGGACAAGGCTGAGGTCGAAGATGAAATGCGTCGTATCTTCCCTGATAAAATTGAAGAACGCTGGTCGGAAAAGACTGGCAAAAGATTGAAGGATAAGATTACTGTATTCAATCCCGGCTCCCGTCAGCAGATTGCTGAAAGACTATATGATAAGTATGGTTGGGAAGCTCCTACTACTGATAAGGGAAACCCTAAGGTAGATAGATCGGTGCTTGCTAAACTGGTATACCCAGAAGCACAGACACTAGTTAAGTACTTCGATGAAACTAAACTAATGTCTCAAGTATCTGATTGGATTCAACGTGCATCTTGTTCTCGTGATGGTCGCATTCACGGTAGCCTAAACATCTTGGGTACGGTGACTGGTCGTATGACATCTAGTAATCCAAACATGCAACAGGTATCTAGTGACAAGCGTGCTAGATCTTTGTTTGTTCCCCGCAAGGGTTGGGTTATGGTTGGTGCTGACCTATCTGGTCTAGAACTGCGTATGCTTGCACACTACCTTGGTAAGTATGACGGTGGTGCATATGCTAAGCAGATTCTAGAGGGAGATATTCATACTCACAATCAAACTGCAATGGGTTTGGATTCTAGGAACAAAGCTAAGTCTGCAATCTATTGCTTCTTGTATGGTGGTGGTGATGCTAAGTTTGGTTCTGTTGTTGGTGTGTCTGCAAACAAGGCACGGCAAGTAAAGAATCAACTGCTAACAAACATCCCCGGTCTGAAGCGTATTCTTCAGGACGTAGAGTTTGATGCACATTCAAAGGGAACTGTATGTCCATTTGATTGGCGTGATATTCCTGTTCGCTCAGCTCACTCTGCACTTAATACTTTGTTGCAGTCTAGTGGTGCTCATATTGCAAAGGTGTGGGCATGTTATGCTGATGATGTTCTTACTGAAAAGTATGATGGTAAATGGCGTTGGGTTGCCAATGTTCATGACGAATTACAAATTGAATGCTCGCCTGAGATTGCTCATGATCTAGGTGAAGATGTTTGTAAATGTGCCGAGAAAGCTGGCAAGCTGCTTGGTTGTTCTATTAAAACAGAGGCCGAATACCGTGTTGGTAACAACTGGTCTGAGACTCACTAAGGAGATACAATGAAATTTATTCAACTGTGTGGACCCGGAAGGGTAGGTAAATCCACCATATCAGATATTATTCATCTTGCCGCAAGCTCTCATGGATTCATTCCTGTATGTATTCCTTTTGCCAAAGCCTTGAAACAAGAGGCTGCTGACAAAGGGTTTGGTAAAGAGGTGGACCCAGAAGGCTATAGGCATTACTGTCAGAAGTGGGGAGCAGGCAGACGCAAACAAGATGAAGACTATTGGGTTAACAAAGTAAGAGCAGAGGTAGAAGAGTGTAAGCAGGCAGAGCTTGAACTTAAGAGAGCTGGAGCTGAGAAGTTTGAGCATCTTATTATTCAAGATGATGTTCGATATATTAATGAACTTGCTTATGGTCTTGAGGTTGATGCTTATCAACTTTATATTACTCCCGGAGACAGGGATCTTCCTGAGATGGATGAGGCATGGAGGCTTCATGAATCAGAGCGTACCGCTACAACTGTAGAGTGTGGTAACAAAGATTATTGTCAGATGTTTGATGAGTTTATTGTTAATGATCTAGACATGGACCGTCTGGTTGATCTTGTATATGATCGGTTTGCTACATGGGTGACTGCTGATGAGCATAGCCCTGATATTATTACTGAAACGTATCGAGCTGGTCTAAATCCTAATCCTGACTTTGAACCTATTCTTGAGATATTAGAACTGGTTGATGGTGTTAAAGAAATGATGGAAGAAATAGAAGATGAAGAAACCAACGACAGCGATTCTTGATGGAGATATTATTGCGTATCGTGCTGCTTTCTGGGCAGATGGGGAGGGTATTGATGAACTACCTTATAGGATTGCTACTGATTTGGAAGCATGGGTTCCTAAAGGAATCACTAAAGTAATTGTAGCTATGTCTTGTCCTCGTCCCAAGAACTATCGCAAAGAGTTTTGGCCCCTCTATAAAGAGCATCGTAATGCAGTCAAGCGTCCTGATTCTATGGAGTATAGTATTGAGTGTATTTATGATGAAGCGGAGTCTGCTCGGTGTGTTGATAGACTTGAGGCAGATGATCTCATTGGTATGATGACTTCTTCTGGTAAAGCTATTGGTGTTACTGTTGACAAAGACTTGCGTTCTGTACCCGGATGGCATTGGAATCCTGACAAAGAATCAGAGCCAGTGTTTATTGAAGAAGAGGAAGCTGATCGTTTCTTCTACGAACAATGGATGACTGGAGATACAACTGATAATATCTTTGGGCTTTGGAAGGTTGGTCCTGCTAAAGCTAAGCGTTTGCTTGAGGAAACCGACAAAGCTGACTGGGACTCAACTATTATGGATCTTTATCTTAATGAAGATTGGGACCGAAGACCAGAGAACAAAGTGCCTGACATGAGCAAGGAAGAGTTTGCTTTAGCACAGGCAAGATGTGTTCGCATTTTGCGTCACAAAGAGTATGATAAGAAAACAGGAGAAGTAAAGCTATGGTCCCCTATGACCTAGCTTATAGCATATGAAAATTGTTATTGGAAATAATGGTGGGCGAGAACCTATTCGTGGCACAGAAGAGGCTGCTGGATTAGATTTATTTTGCACAGAGACTGTAATTATTCCCCGATATAATTGTCGTAAAATCAAAACCGATATCAAGGTAGAGATTCCAGACGGTCATTTCGGTATGTTATGTCCTCGTTCTAGCATGGGTAAGCGTGGTCTTAGCCTTGCTAATACTATCGGAATCATTGATTCTGACTACAGAGGCGAGATTATTTGTCTTATTAGAAATAATAATTCACACAGTGAAACTGTCAAAGCTAATGATAGAATCGCACAATTAGTAATTGTTCCGTATATTAGTCCTAAAATCGAGGTTGTAAGAGAGTTATCAGAAACCGATAGAGGAACTGGCGGATTTGGATCAACAGGAGAATAATTTATGTCAGAAATCTTTGAAGATTTTGTAGCCATTTCCCGCTACTGCCGGTGGTTACCGGAAGAAGGAAGAAGAGAAACGTGGAACGAGGCTGTTGATAGGTATATTAATTACCTAATTAAACGCCTTGATATCTCTGGAGAGAAGAGAGATATGTTGGAGATGTGTAGAGATAAGATGAAGAATCGTGAGATCTTTGGCTCTATGCGTGCTCT